TAACTCTGCATCTTTCTCTGCATAGGATCCGACCTCCATCGCTGGTAATTGCCATAGATCTTGTTTGGGATCTAATCCTCTTGATTTAGCTGCTTCAATTAATGCAGCTTCTGATTTACCGTGTCCTAAGTAATCCCATGATAAACTATTTAAATCATATCTAAATCTATTCTCATCAACTAATGATGCCGCTATCATTGTATCAACAATAAGTCCTTCAATCTTTAAACCCATTTGTCTGATCCAACATACATCGTACATTGCATTGTGAAATATTTTAATAGCTTTTGTGTTCAATGTATCTTGGAACCATTCTAAAGTACGTTTTCTATCCATATTAGGCCCTGAGCCATGAGCTATGGGAAAATAAAATTTTCTACCTGGCACAGCCACAGCTATACCTACAACTTCACCATTACCAATTACAGCTCCAGATCCTTTAGATTTTAAATCAGGATCTCTTGTCTCTAAGTCAATCGCTATCTCATCGTATTGTCTTAAATCAGGATACTCTTCTGGTTCGTTCCATTCTGTTTGTGCTTCAAATAAAGGTACTTTCATTTTTTATTTCTAGTATCTTTTAACTTTAATATTTCCAATTCGCAATAGTGAATTATTTTTTCTAGATCTTTAATTTTATCCTTATGTAAATACCTACAAACATACTTCACAACACAGCCTTGAAAAAACGAAAGATTATTCTTTGAAATAAATTCGTACGGCTGAATGTGAAAATTCTTGTAGTGGCTCCCTCCAACCTGCCTTGATTGTGGAAATGCTTTTTTTAATCCATCTGGATCCGTCATAATTGATATCCCTTCCTTTCTATTTTTGCTTGTAATAAATAAATATTCTTTTTTGCTCTCGTCGTTCCTACATACCATACTCTGTGCTCTTCGTCACTCTTTGTTATACTTCTCATTACAGCTTGTCTTATTTTATTAGCATTATCTAAAACTAAAATAACATTATCTGCCTCTCCACCTTTAGCTGCATGTATTGTAGAAACTTTGATCCTCGGTCCTTGATTAAGTTTTTCTTTATTTGACAGCATTAATCGTATATAATTCCGCTCCAAAATATTACCTTTACTAAATACTTCATACCACTTTAAACTTTTATCTTGTAGATCTTCTTCATCAGCAAAGTCCAACAGATCTTTCATCGAGATTTCTGTTATCTCTTCACCATTGACATATTGCATGTGAGTTAAAATAGCTTTATATAATTTAACATTAAAACTTTTACCTCTTTTAGTTTCAAAATAGATTCCTTTATCTTTTAAAATTTTACAAATTTCTTCTGCTCTATTTAAAGTTCTAGTTAAGATTAACCAGTTGTCAGATAGCAAATCTAAATTGTCTAAACTATTTATCTTCTCTACTTTACCTTCTTCGTCTCTTGCTTTATAATGTTTCGTCGCTCTTAATCCACGAATACGACTTATGACAACAGAGGAAAGTTCTTGAACCTTTTTAGGTATACGTCTTGATCTAGATAAAACTTTTTCTTTTGCAGGCTCTTTAATAAATCTATTCACATCTGCACCAGCCCAAGTATAGATAGCTTGATCATCATCACCAGCCAAGTAAACATCATCAGAGTTTGATTTTAATAAGTCATACATTTTCCATTGTAGGGGTGACAGATCTTGAGCTTCATCAACAAACACAACTTTAAAATTAGGACAAAGATGAGGTTTGTTTACAAATTGATTTATCATATCCGAGTAATTTAGTAGGGTATTTTTCTTTTTGTATTGATTATAGTTAGCTTCGATGTGTTCTAACAATCCCCATCTAACTGACGAAGAGTATTCACCAGAACAATACTCATCCCAAACTGAAATACATTTTTCTTTTGCTTTTAAAATAATTTGAAAGTATTCATTATCACAAGTTAAATAAGGTGATGCATCTACATCTTTTCTTACATTAACTCGGATACTTAAGATCCTACCTAGATCTGCATAATGATAGTCTTGCATAACTTTACTTTCGTCTAGACTGAGCTTTTGAAAAGCTAAAGAATGAAACGTTCTAAAGTAAGGTAGATCTTTCTTTTTGTACTGTGGATTCTTTTCTAACATTCTATCCTTTGCTGTGTTGGCTGCTTTTCTTGTAAATGCAAAGTAACCTATTTGATTTAGTGGGGTGCCTATTCTAATGTAGGCCATTGCTCTTCTAATTAATTTTTCTGTTTTACCTGTACCTGGAGGACCATAGATTTTAGTTATCACAGAATATCTTCCTTATCTTTCATGTCTAAGATTTCTAATTCATTATCTTCTTCATCAAAGTATTGCATAGATATCTTTACACATCGGACAGGATTGTTTGATTTAGTATCTGAATCTTTTTTAGGATATCTTTTTGATACACTAAGTTCAGCTTTAAAAAAATCTTCCATCATTCTACCTGTTCTATTTATTTTTAATTTCCATTCTTTGTTTTTAAGATGATTATAAAAAGGTTCAAAAACAAAATAAGCAAAGCCATCATCAATCAATGTGCTACCATTTCTAAAAGATGTGTCACTCACAGCTTGTACTCCTGTTACATATTCTTCTAAATGTTTTTGTAATAATTCTTTATCTGATGTACCAGGTGGCGGACTCTCTACATTCTGTGTTTCATATAAGTTTTCCATGATGATTTGATAATCTTTATTTGTAACTCTTGGTGGGAAGATAGGTGTATGTGCAGCTATCAATGTTCTAAGTCTATCTTGGTTTGTAAAGTAAGTGGCATCTCTTGCTATAACTTGTTTACTGACTTCTCCTTCTTTCTTATCTACATATGTAATTGTAAATCTAAATTCAGGATCCGGAGAATAATTAATTTTAATTAAAGCTGTAAGTGGTGGAAATCTTTTTATTTTATCAGATAGAAAACCGAACTGTCGTTTAGCACATTCTGATTTCATACAATGATCGTGTATTGGTTCTTCATCACAAGTATGTCCTGCAGTTTCTTTTTCCCATGCTTTAATTTTCTTTTTAACTTTCTCATCACCCCATTCATTATCATAAACAATGTAATCTCTAGCAGCTTGTAAAACTTTCTTGTCCCATATATCTCCATACTTTTTCTTAGCAAAGACCATATAGTTATATAAAAATCTATCTCTGTAATCTGCTAGTTTATTATTAGCTGACAGATCCTTAGTTATAATTTGTAAACAAGGTGGACCATCTACAAATTCTTCATTGCCTCCTGTTAAAATTTTTTTAATATGATCATTTATAAAATTATTTAGTTCTTCTTGTGTTTTTGTATTTGCATCTATAACTTTAATAAATTGTTCAAATGTAAATGTTGTGCCATCTAAGTTAAGACCAACTCGTTCTTGTTTCTTGAAGTATGGTAAATTAATAAAGTTACCTGATGTGCTGTTAGCACCTTGATCTAGTTCTGTTTGTTTAGGATAAACTTCTGTGCTTGGCTTAAGATTAAATGTATATAATAGTTTTTCTAAAAATGATTTAATGAATGTAGCTTTAACAGGTTTATCTGTGAAGACATATAAATGTAATCCACCACTTTTTGATTTTACAGGTATGACAGGTATTTTATTTTTATCTATAATCTCTAAATATTTTCTTGTATCAAATTGATCGTAAGCTTTTGAATCTATATCTATGGCACCAAACTTAGCCATGCCTTCATCATCACAAGGTTGTATACCTATTGGTTTAATTCCTTTTAAATGATTTTCGTAATCTTGTTCTGTGACTGGTTTCTTTGCCCAGAAATGTTCAATTTTTAATTTGCCGGTAGAAGGGTCCTTGTACGCAGACTGAGGGTCAGCATACCCATAATCTCTTTTTAGTCCTGTAAATATCTCAACAAATCTTTTTTCCATAAGTCATCATTCAGGGCCGGATCCAGTCTCCCATCACCGGCCCTGTTTCTCTCGAGGGAGAAACTAGTAATGCGTTCCCTTATCGGATTGCGCTGTAGTTTCTTCACCATGTTTAACCTTAACATCTCCTTTAGAAATGCTGGTCGCAAACGCTTTGGCTTGTTGGTAAAGAGCACCATCTTGCACCGTTCCAATTTTACTTACGGACCATCCAAACCATGTGCCTTTGTCGTTAGACTGTTGCACAGTTTTTAGATGATATTGATGACTAAACGCAGCTGGAGTAAAGAGTTTTCCATCTTTACCTTTCAGCTTAATTTGTTGAATCATACTATTCCAAGTTCTACTAGTTTTTAGCTGAGTAGATTTCATAGCGATCAACGCTGTTGCTGGAGAGTCTCCACTAACAATAACAAAATGCTGTGCAGTCTTCTCAATGTAATTACCGTTTGGTAATCTATCTTTGAAGTCAGCACCTCTAGTTGTTTTTGAAAGTATATCACTTGAAGAAGGATAAATGTTTACCGGAGCACCCGATCCATCCTTACCTCTGTCTTTCCATTCAACATATTCTAGTTTGTAGTAACAAGGTATTACTTTAATACCTTTCTCACCATCAAACAAATCACCTGTAACTGTATTGTAGATCATGCCAGGTGTTGCCCCTTCGACATACTTACCGTCTCGTTTGTTAACTTCCGGTGAAAGCTGTCCCAGGATCTTAAGAAATGGTAACGCAAGATCTTCTTGAGTTATGTTTCCCATTCCCATATTCGCATCTGCCTCTAGGTTAGATACGGCTAGTGCACCTGCACTAGACTTTTTCATTAGCTGTTCTTTGCTCATTTTTCTTATTTCCTTGTTATTTTTGTTCTGTTTCCTGCGAACACGTTAAATAGGTCAGAGGGCATATCTTGTCCAGCTTCGATACGCTCCCTAACCAATGCTTTAAGTGTCATAGGTTCAACCTTCAATTTCTGGACAGGTTGATACCCTTGACCTTGTGCAAGGTCAGCATATTCTGCCGCCTTGTTATCTTCGTTACGACCGAAGGAAACGGTTACCTCATTTTTAATAAGGTCCCCTAGGCCATTACTACGAAGCCAGTTAAATGCTTCTTCCTTTTTTGCAACAGGAATAGAAGCACCGTAGACGGGTTTCACTTCAACAGCGGAACCGTCTGCTAATTTTAAAGTAGATAAATTCATCTCTTGCATCATCGTTGGGATGACCTCGCCTGATAAATGATCTACTTCTTTCTTGAGTTTTTTGACTTGTTCTTCTGCAGCTTTGAGATCTGTTTCAGTTGCCTGAAGTTTTACACATTGCGCAGATAAAGATTTAGCGTCATTAACATTTGCTAACGACTCTAACTTGTCTTCCTCGAGATTTATCATTTTTGTTTTCTCCTTTCATAGGGTTATATATAATGGATTAATATCCTATGTCAAGATTTTTCTTCAATCTCACCTTTCTCGTATAGATTGATTTCTATTGGGTAATACATTTTTTCTTGTCTATCCCATTTTAACAGATTAAATCTACCATTGGTAAGATCAGAAACTATAGAACACGCTGCACCTATAATTGCAGGATCCCCCGTTAATAATAAATAATCAGTGGATTTATAGGTTTTTAATAATTTTCTTAATTTATAGATCAATGGTCCTGGTGATAGTATAATTTGTGAATTTTCAGGTAATAGTGTTACTATTTTACCATACCTACTTGCCCCCATAATGTTAAATTTTGGAGCGCCCATTCTGGTCCCTGGTAATTCTTGTATTACGTAGACTACTGAGGATACACCTTTGTTCATAGGTGTGTTTATAGATCCTAACATTTCATAACCTTTCTTGACTAGTTATAATAATTATTGTAAGACATTGCAAGAAAGAAAAATGAACTATCGATTTAAAACACAGCCTTATGGGCATCAGCTTGAGGCATTAGAAATGTCTTGGAATAAAGAGGTATTTGCGTACTTTATGGAAATGGGTACGGGTAAATCTAAGGTACTTCTTGACAATATCGCTATGCTTTATGACAAAGGTAAGATTAATGGAGCCTTATTAATAGCACCTAAAGGTGTGTATAAAAATTGGTTTGATAGTGAAATACCAACTCATCTACCTGATCACATAGAACACAATACAGTGCTATGGAAAGCAACTCAAAGTCAAAGACAAAAATTATTACTAAATAGTTTATTTAAAACAGGTGAGGATCTTCATATCTTAATTATGAATGTAGAAGCTCTTAGCACATCAAAAGGTGTAGAGTTTGCACAAAGATTTTTAAACTCTCACAGCACGCTGATGGCTATAGATGAATCAACAACTATTAAAAACCCTGATGCAAAAAGAACTAAAAATATTGTAAAGCTTGGTGAGATGTCCAAGTATAGAAGAATACTCACAGGATCTCCTGTAACTAAATCACCATTAGATTTATATAAACAATGTGAGTTCCTTGATCCTTGGTTGTTAGGCCATTCATCTTATTACACGTTTAGAACTCGTTACGCTAAAATGGCTACAGCTAATTTTGGTGGACGATCTGTTCAGATTGTGGTGGGGTATAAGAACTTAGAAGAACTATCGGAGAAGATTAAACCTTTTTCTTATCGCGTATTAAAAGAAGATTGTTTAGATTTACCTGCTTATACATATCAAAAAAGAATTATACAGCTCACACCGGAACAACAAAAATTGTATGACCAGATGAAGAGAATGGCTTTGGCTATTCAAGATGGAGAGACCATGAGTACAGCTACAGCTTTGGTGCAGCTAATGCGTTTACAACAAATTACTTGTGGACATTTTAAATCTGATACAGGGAAAGTTACTGAGATTAAAAATGATCGAGTTAATGCTTTGATTGATGTGTTAAACGAAGCACAGGGTAAAGTTGTAATATGGGCACATTGGAGAAACGATATAGCAACAATAGTTAAACACGTTAAAAAAACATTTGGGGATAAGTCTTATGTTACTTACTATGGTGATACGTCCACAGACGATAGACAGAAAGCTATAAAACAAATTCAAGATCCTGAGAGTGAAGTTAGATTTATTATTGGTACACCTCAAACGGGTGGTTATGGTATTACATTAACTGAAGCTGACACTATGGTTTATTATTCTAATGGTTACGACCTTGAGAAAAGAACACAGTCAGAAGCTAGGATTAATCGTATAGGTCAAAAAAGAAAGATGACTTATGTAGATATTATTTGTGAAAAGACTGTTGATGAAAGAATTGTAAAAGCTCTACGTAAGAAAATAAATATTGCTAATCAAATTATGGGTGAAGAATTAAAAGATTGGATTTAGTGCATGAACAAATTAAATAAACCTACGAGCGTAAGTATGGTTGTAAATGCACCACCTACGATCCAATAAATTACAGTGTCTGTTTTTCTCTCTAGTTTACTTATATCTTGATGTAAATGATCTATTTGTTTTTTGAATCCCGTTACATATCCATAAAGAGATACTAAATGTTCGCCGGTTGTTTTTGGTGGTTTTCCGTTTGGCATTATAAATCGTAGTAACTTTCTGCAGCTCTACCCTCTGTAGTAGTAGGACTGGTTGTTGTTACATTTCCTCCATTTGTGTCTTGTTCATACTCAGCGAAATTAAACGTTGTTCCGCCGGGATAATCTCTATCTATTCGTGCTGTTTCTTCGTCAATAACATCTTGATAGAAATTTAATTTTTGTTGTTGAAATGGTGTCAGGTTTCCTTTGGCTGCTAATTGTGCGACTTTTTCTTGAGCGTACACCGGATAGTTTCCAAAAGCTGAAACTGTATTAATACCGTAAGGATCTTGTCCTCCTAAATTTCCTATTCTATTATCGCCATATGTTTGTGTTAATTGTGGATTAGCGCCTACAGAAAATTTTGATTGCATGAGACGATCTCTTGGTGACATGGGTTGAAACATAGATCCTAAACCTGATGCTATTGTTCCAACTAAAGGTATACCTGTTATATTTTTAGCAACAAAATCTATACCTGTTCTTACAGGGCTAAAAAAATCACTTTGATATATCTCTTCTAATCCTTGTATTGGTTTAATCATCATTAGCTAAAAATCCCCCTTGGAAAAAATTGTTGAAATACACCTGGCTGTCTTACTTGTGCAGATTGTTGAACTACTTGTCCGCTGACCGGTGTGCCTATTTCTTGAGGTGGTGGTAACTCAACAGCTTGTTCAATACCTGTGCCTCTTCCTAATTCTATGTCATCAAAGATTCTTGTGCCC